TTACTTCTTCGCCTCTGCAACCACTTTGCTACCCACGCCGCGGTTATTGTATTCCCACATGCGGTTGTAGTTAGTGTCATTCAGATTGCGTTGTATTTCGTCGTTATCATCAACGCTGCCGGTGTTACCCGCAAACGGACGATTAGAGATCACCGCATCAGCCCAGGGTTTGGCTGTGTTAAAACCTTCGTTGATGGCGCTATCACGGATCACCACCTGACCGTTGGTATTGGCATCAACATCCAGCGAGCGACCCAGTTGCGCCACGCCATCACCGGAAGCATTGAAACGGCTGTTTACGGCGAGGAAACCGTAATAGATGTTAGACAGCGTAGCCGGTGCAAACACATACGCTTCTTGCTGAGTACGTGAGTTCACCACGCGGAATTCGGTGTTATCGAACACCACTGCGCCGCGACCAGAAACGATATCCACATCCCCTTCAATGTAACTGTTGGTCACCAGAGTACGCGGCTGACGGTTGGTTTCCAGACGGTTTTGCACACCACTGTTGGTGACAAAGAAGGTATTCTGACGACCGAGAATGTTGACGTTATTGATCTGCACTTTGTCACCATCAGTACGCAGTGCCACCGCCGGATGGTTACCCGCATCTACGCTATCGCCCAGCGTGTTTTCGATGGTCAGATTTTGCAGTTGCAGGCCATTGTTTTGTGACCAGAAGACCGCAGAGCAGAGAACACCGATACTGTCGCTGCGTTTGCTCTGGCAGCTATCGTACATATACCACGCTGGTTTACCTGGCATATATTTGCCGCGCGGGTTGACGTCGTGACGCCAGTCGGCAGGGCTCATGCCCCCATCAAGGGAAAGCCCAATCTTCACATCAATCGGTTTTTCACCTGTACCGTACAGAGTAATTCCACCCGGAGCGGCAGGGACATACACCGTTCCCTGATACTCACCAGGCATCACGGCAATATACTGGCGCTTGTTGGTGCGCTTGATAATTGCCGCATCTACCGCCGCCTGAATCGTGGTATGCGTTACACCTTGAGTACCCGCCGGGCCGACAACAAAGTCAGGTTGCGCAGGCAGGGTAATCGGGGAAGGATTCCACGCTGCCGCACCTGGTGTCAGGGATGCAAAATAGTGTTGAGCATCGAAATTCTGCGCTTCTTTTGCCGACAGAATCGGGCGAGAAGAGGTACCAGGCGCGGTTTGATCAGAAGGACGTTGATCGGGCGGTGTTGAGCTACAGGCGGTCAGCGTCACGCCAAAAGCCAATGCCAGCGCCAGACGGGAAACTGAAAATGTGTTCACAGGTTGCTCCGGGCTATGAAATAGAAAAATGAATCCGTTGAAGCCTGCTTTTTTATACTAAGTTGGCATTATAAAAAAGCATTGCTTATCAATTTGTTGCAACGAACAGGTCACTATCAGTCAAAATAAAATCATTATTTGATTTCAATTTTGTCCCACTCCCTGCCTCTGTCATCACGATACTGTGATGCCATGGTGTCCGACTTATGCCCGAGAAGATGTTGAGCAAACTTATCGCTTATCTGCTTCTCATAGAGTCTTGCAGACAAACTGCGCAACTCGTGAAAGGTAGGCGGATCCCCTTCGAAGGAAAGACCTGATGCTTTTCGTGCGCGCATAAAATACCTTGATACTGTGCCGGATGAAAGCGGTTCGCGACGAGTAGATGCAATTATGGTTTCTCCGCCAAGATTCTCTTTGCATTTATCAAGTGTTTCCTTCATTGATATTCCGAGAGCATCAACATGCAATGCTGTTGGGATGGCAATTTTTACGCCTGTTTTGCTTTGCTCGACATAAAGATATCCATCTACGATATCAGACCACTTCATTTCGCATAAATCACCAACTCGCTGCCCGGTAACAACAGCCAGTTCCATTGCAAGTCTAAGCCAACATGGTGATGATTCTGCTGCTTGATAAATTTTCAGGTATTCGTCAGCCGTAAGTCTTGATCTCCTTACCTCTGATTTTGCTGCGCGAGTGGCAGCGACCGGGTTTGTTGTTATATGGCCTTCAGCTATTGCCTCTCGGAATGCATCGCTCAGTGTTGATCTGATTAACTTGGCTGACGCCGCCTTGCCCTCGTCTATGTATCCATTGAGCATTGCTGCAATTTCTTTTGTGGTGATGTCTTCAAGTGGAACATCAGGTAGCCCCCTCCTTATTGCTTTAATTTTGCTCATGTAATTTATAAGTGTCTTCTGCTTGATTCCTCTGCTGGCGAGGATTTTTTCGTAGCGATCAAGCCATGAATGTAACGTAACAGAATTATCACTGTTGATTCTCGCTGTCAGAGGCTTGTGTTTGTGTCCTGAAAATAACTCAATGTTTGCCTGTATTGCTTCAGTAATTGCTATCCTCCTGTCTCTGCCTAATCCGAACTCTTTACCCGTCCTTGGGTCCCTGTAGCAGTAATATCCATTGTTTCTTATATAAAGGTTAGGGGGTAAATCCCGGCGCTCATGACTTCGCCTTCTTCCCATTTCTGATCCTCTTCAAAAGGCTACCTGTTACTGGTCGATTTAAGTCAACCTTTACCGCTGATTCGTGGAACAGATACTCTCTTCCATCCTTAACCGGAGGAGGGAATATCCTGCATTCGCGCACCCATCGACGAACTGTTTCAAGGCTTCTTGGGCGTCGCTGGCGAGCGTTCCACTCCTGAAGTGTCAAGTACATCGCAAAGTCTCCGCAATTACACGCAAGAAAAAGCCGCATTGATGCGGCGATGGTAGGTCTGGATATCATTGAGCAATGAACAGGCCTCATCGAGTGTGAGGCTGTATGGCTCTATTATTTCACCTCTTGTTGTGACATTGTTGAAAAATGGATACCAGCTCGTTGCTGCCAGATGATCCAACCGAGAGTCATATCCCATGCCATGTATTCGTTATCGCCGTTTTTTGCTCTCCGACGATCGACTGTTTTACCGAAACGCTTTTCCATAAATAATTCATAGGCTGCGCGTTCATCTGGCTCAACTTCCAGAGATGCCAGTGCAATCCGTGCCAGTTCTAAATCATTTTCAAGCTCAGCGCGAATCTCAGCGAATGCACTCTGTGTTAAGGCGAACTCAATGCTCTGCACTTTATTCCGTGCGCGCTCAAGCAGTGCATGGTAGTTAATTTCGGTTGTCATACCCCTACCTCTTCGAATTCCAATTCCAATTGATCACCCCAGATTTCACATGACTCTGAACACGAGCCGGTATCGAATCGCCTGGCCTGTACCATCGCCTGATACAAATTTCTGTAGTCGCTGTTGGCAGACATTCTGGCAATTCCGTCAAGCGTCAGGTGACCACGGTACATAATGTCTTTACCTGTTCTGCGATGACCATCCCTGACGTGTTTGCCTGTAACCAGCTCATTAAAAACTCGCATCAGACCTGGTTCGTCTTTACATGCAAGCCCCAGCTTTTGCGTTGACTTTTTGATGCAGAAAACACAGTTCCCGAGATGCTCCGGGATTTGCAAATCAAAAGGTTGTTTTCGCCACCACCGGATAACATCCGACTTATCAAAATCTGACAGCTCGGCAAGATACCGGACGCCCGATTTCGGTTTCAGCCTACGGGGTTCGTCTGCACGAATACCCAGCCATGTGATGTAATTACCTCGCCCGAAATGGTTATCGCAGTATTTCGTGAAAGGGATGAGTTTTAGCCTGTCAGTACAGAACGCGCCGCCGATGTATGGCGTGCCGTACTTTTTAACCATGTCCATAAACGGTTTAAGCACCGGCATTCGTGTCTGAATATCCGTTGGCTCCCATTCTGTATAACCATTTGGCTGCCCAAGCTCAGGATTTATATCGACCTGTAACACAGTTAGTGGTATGTCCCAGAACTTCACAACCTCCCGGATAAAGCGGTATGTCAGCGGATGTTCGCAACCGGTATCCATAAAGATGTAGCAGACGTTATTGCCAGCCTTTCTTTGTTCTTCCATCAGGTGAACAAGATATGCGGATGTTCTCCCGCCAGAAAAACTAACTACATGAGTTATGCACATTTGCGTAATTCCGATAACTCGTTGAAGCGTTCCATAAACATCCCGTAGGCATGGCCCGGTGCCAGTGGAATAACTTTGAACATCTCTGTTGCCGGGATACCTTCCAGTACTGGCCAGAAAGAGCCATCATCAAGCCCGAGATCGCGGCGTTCAGTTGCCAGCATGATGAGATCGGCATATTTCACGGGTGTACTCATAACTGGGGGTAACCCGTATTTCTCACGGATTACGGCGTCTATTTTTTCTTCCATCCGTTTATAGTCAGGAAGAAGGCGTTTCAGTGGCGCCGGGATGTCCTGGCAATACGCTTCTGTTGCATCATGCATTAACGCTTCAAAAGCAAATTCCTGCGGCACCAGTTGGCTGCAAAGCACCGCATGTTGGGCGACGCTGTAGAAATGTGAAAGATGTCCTGCAAAGCGACAGATATTTGAAAGGGAAACCGCGATATCGTTAATAACGATGTCGTCTTGATTTATCTTGTCATAATAAAAATGCTTCCCGGAAAAAGTTTTAATAAATGACATTTTGTTCTCCACGTATATGCGCTGCACCGCGCTGAATTCTGGTAAAAGGAAGTCCTCACCATCCGGCGATTATTGAGTTAATTACGTTTCCATAAATTCCCCCGCAGGGGCATTTGCAGTAATGAAATCAGGCGGTGAAAGTACCAATAAAGGTTTCTACTTTGCTGTCTTTGAATTTCTCAACAAGCAGATCACGAAATTCGTTAGCCATTTCTTCCTGCACCGCTTCCAGCTGAATAATGCGCAGAACCAGTACAGGACGATCGCCAGTGATAATGCTGAGGCGTAATTTAAATGGACGTTCTTTCAGGCCTTCAAACGGAACGCATTTAAATTCAAATGCCACTGGCATAATGTCTTTGGTCTTCGCTTCGACAGACTCCATCAGGGAGCGTTTGCCGCTGAAGTCATTATCTTCAAAATCAGCGGTCTGGTTCGCTTCAATTGTGATTTTACGGATAGCCGCCGCCGCTTTGGTTGCCTGAATGGCGTCACCATTAGCATCAAAGCCCACAAGGTAGTCGGCCCAGTCTTCAATCCATTCTGCCAGTGATTTCTGGGAGTTACGCTCGCCATTAACAGACAACAGAGCAGAGAACGGTGCTGTCTTTTTCAGTTTGAGAGTGGCGGTGTTATCTGCGTGACCTGGTTCATCAATAGTACCCAGGTTAAGCACACTGACGGCACGCATATTATCAGCATCGATAAAGCAGCGGGTGCCTTCATCTGCAAGATCTTTAGAATAACGGGTAAAGTCATCGATGCTGGCAGTGGAAAGCGCACCACGGAAACGGAAGCGATTTAAATTAAATTTTTCCAGATCATGAATGCGGAAATTCTCAGGCAATGCCACAGCATCGGCACCAATCTTACTGATAATTTCATTAACACCCTGAGCAGAAATAAGGGCATGGATTTGATTAAATGCGGTTGCGTCTAAGTTTTGAGACATAATAAGTCCTCACTATATTAAGATATTCAGTGATGAGATAAATAATCGGTTAATTAAGAACGATATTAATGACCTGCTGCGCGGAGTTTTCCGTCAGGTTCACCGGCAAGAGTCAGTAATTGTCCCTGGTCTTCCTGCAGAATAGTCAGGCGACCACCGCGATTGACATACATCGGCGTTTCGGTGGTGTCTTCTTCGGAAATTTTCCCGCGGTTAGTCGGGCGAACATATGAGAGTTTGTGTTTGATTTTCACACGGTTTTCATCAAATGGTTCGATTTCCAGGTTGAGTGAGACCTTACCTTTGGTTTTCGTGTTCATCACACCGGAAGCGACTTCACTGAGAACTGCGCCGATTTTGGTTTCAAATACGCCGCCGTCCAGCTCCCCGATAAATGCCTGCACATCAGTACTGCGTTCGCTAGCCATTTTGCTGCTCCTCATCATATCGACCCTGCAAGGTCGGTTAGTTTCTCCACAAAACAGAGAAGAACACCTGCGGTGACTGCCGCCCGGATGGATTGGGTTATGAGCCCGTCGTCCGGTGATGCTCTTCTCTGTTTTGTAAAAAGGACGGTACCAGCCGGAAGCAAGGGTACAAACTGGTACCGCCAGGACTACACACAGCATAAAGTTGTGGTGCCGGGTGCCTCCCGGTGCCTGGCGAAGGTTGCACACCAGGCGGGTGGGTATCCACAGAAGGTCGACTGTCAGCCTCAACCTTAACCCGCGTGCGCTGAGCCGCATTCACCACAACGCTAAGGATTCTCTCTGGTTGAAAATACTTAGCTGTTATGTGCCTGCTTTTAGCCACATCAGGCGAGGTGGACCTGGTTATTCCCCAACAACAAGGATTCGGTTAATCTGGTTATCCCCAACAACGCAAAAGGAAAAGAAATGTCCGGTAATATCTATACGCTGTACAAATCCCACTGTGAAAATGTTGGAAAGTATCGGGGCATTGAAATCAGTGGGGTAGTGTCATCAGTCGAAATAAGCAAAGTTGAATCAAGGGCAACATTACTTACTCTTCTGGACCTTGTCTTAAATGAGCACCGGAAGAAATTCGGCACACCCTATAATCAGTTGAATGGGAAAAAGGCTCTGGTTCACCTTATTCTGATGAAGCATCACTGGATGCCAAAACAGATTAATGAGATGGAATTTGATGAACTTCTTCTTTCAATTCAGGATGAACTCACGCTTGATAAAATAAGTGTAACCGCCCAGAAATTTTTAGATTATCGAGACTGGAGATCACAAATTCATCACTTTGATGATTTTGACGAAAATGAATGGGATCCTAATTTGTCTGCACAATATCTAAAGTAACATCCTGTGATAAAACCGTGATTTCCTGATCCAGTTTTTTTAAGGAGTCTATTGTTTCCTGTCGATAAGACAGCACTTCACGAAGCTGGTTTATAGCTGCCAGCTTCTTTGTCATCCACTCATAAATTTCCTCATCTGTGTAGCCAGGCGCGACGATTTTTGGTTCTGTTTTGTGCATTTCACACCTCCTCAAGTTATCAGTTACTTGTTGATGGGGACCAGATTGTTAAAGAGCGAAGCGTCCTATAGGGCGCTTTTTTTGTTGCTAACGAATCATCCGGTCATTCATACGCCACCGGCGGCTACTTCGTGGGCGTCCTGCCTGTTCGTTTTTGACATTTACTGACCTCTTACGACACATGCACCGTGCACCGTGTTGCAACCAGATTTTGTTGTAATCCTGTAGTTGGTCTGGAACAAAAGATAAAATTAAATTGCGAGATATGCAAGTAATATTTGCGAAATATGCAAAACGGTGGGTAATAAAAAGCCACCTTTCGGTGGCCGATGGATGGGATATTGAGGTTAATTATGTCTCTTAAGGGTTTGCGACTGACTGATTAAGACCTTTCCAAAGACCATAAATCGGTGTTCGTTTTCGCTAGTAATTCCCCATTCACGGTAAATCTGGTTATCAGAAATCACCAGCAGTTTGTCAGGAATCATTTGAAGTCTTTTAACGTATATTTTGTCATCAAAACCAAAGACATATATACCATCACCATCAAACTGATTGATGCTGACATCAACGAAGATGAGATCTCCTGGCTCAATGGTTGGACACATACTGTCCCCACGAACGTTGATAACTTTGATGTGATTGGCTGGTCGTCCGCCGAACATTGATACAGCATTATCAGTTCTGTATTCGATGGCATGAATCACATCAATGACATCACCGCCCTGGATAAGGCCATTTCCCGCACTGGCACTGATATCCAGCATTTCAATACGGAACACATCCTTCACCTGCGCAACATCCTCATTATTACTGTTTTTATATACAGTATTACTTTTGAGGGCAGAGGTAAAGAGATCAGCAATATCAACACCTAAGCTCTTGGCAATATTACTCAGTGTTTGTTCGGTAAATTGTTTTTGCTTACCCGTTTCTAAGCGCGAGATGTTCGCCGCATCTACTCCTATTGCTTCAGCGAGATCGGCGATTTTCATGTTCTTCGCTTGGCGAAGTTGTCTGACTCGGTTTCCTATGTTCATGCGTTTATTACATTTCTTTATTGCGTGATAAGCAAATCAACTTGCGCAAAATAATTGCGTGAAATAACATGCATAACGCGCAATATTTGGAGGGTATATGCAATCACCATTACGAAATGTGCGTAAGGCGCATGGTTTCACTTTGCAGCATGTTGCTGCGGGTGTTCAAGTCAATCCAGCGACGTTGAGTCGTATTGAGAGGCTGGAGCAGATTCCATCTATCGAACTTGCAGAACGTTTAGCCAATTTTTTTAAGGGTGAAGTCAGCGAAATGCAGATTCTTTATCCGGCACGTTTTCAATCTAGCCAAAACCAGAATGGGTTTAAACCACAGGAACAGGAGGTAAGCCGTGGGTAAGCATCATTGGAAAGTGGAAAAACAACCTGAGTGGTACGTGAAAGCTGTCAGAAAAACTATCGCGGCATTGCCAGGGGGTTACGCTGAAGCTGCTGACTGGCTGGATGTAACAGAGAACGCTTTATTCAACCGCCTTCGTGCAGATGGCGATCAGATTTTCCCGTTGGGATGGGCAATGGTTTTACAGCGTGCTGCTGGCAATCACCACATTGCGGATGCTGTCGCACAGTCTGCTGGTGGGGTGTTTGTATCACTTCCTGAAATTGAGGAAGTAGAGAACGCCGATATCAACCAGCGCCTGTTGGAGGTTATTGAACAGATCGGCAGTTATTCAAAACAGATTCGTTCAGCAATTGAAGACGGGGTGGTGGAACCACACGAGCAGGCAGCAATTAACGACGAGCTGTACATGTCAATTTCGAAGCTGCAGGAGCATGCAGCACTGGTCTACAAAATCTTTTGCGCTCCAGAAAAGAGTGACGCCCGCGAGTGTGCAGCTCCGGGCGCCGTGGCGTTTTGTGTCTGTGGAGAAACTAACGCATGAACAGTTTAACAACACACTACCGTCTCTCGCAACTGATTGCGCTTCCTGTACCGGGTGGAAAAGCGAAGGTGGAATATTGCTATGCAGTGAATGTACCAGGTGACAGGGAAATTGTAACCCACAGCTTTGCTGAGTGGGCTGTGGGTGATTTCAACCGGCAGAAGGAGACAGTCCTTTGCGACAAGTTAACCGCTGGTTCAAAGATCACTACGGAGTGCCCGTCAGAGTCATTCGTTGGGAACCGGAAACACAACGGGTTATCTACCTCCGCGAAGGCTATGAGCATGAATGCTTCAGTCCGCTCGAACAGTTTCGTCGTAAATTCAGGGAAATAGAGGTCGGTCATGAGCACTAAATTAACCGGCTATGTATGGGATGGTTGCGCTGCGTCAGGCATGAAGTTATCCAGCGTGGCAATTATGGCCCGCCTAGCTGATTTCAGTAATGACGAAGGTGTGTGCTGGCCATCAATTGAAACCATTGCCCGCCAGATTGGCGCGGGGATGAGTACCGTCAGAACGGCTATCGCACGACTGGAAGCAGAAGGCTGGTTAACGCGTAAGGCGCGTCGCCAGGGTAACCGCAATGCGTCGAATGTTTATCAGCTTAACGTTGCGAAGCTTCAGGCAGCGGCATTTTCTCAACTGTCAGATTCTGACCCGTCAAAATCTGACGCATCAAAATCTGACCCGTCAAAATTTGATGCGTCGAAATCTGGCAAAAAAGCGGGTTTTCACCCGTCAGAATCTGGCGGGGATCCGTCAGTAAAATCAAAACATGATCCGTCAGATAAAAAACCTTCTCGTCCGGACGCTTCGCAACCGGACACGCAGACGGCTGAACAGAATTTTTTAACTCGCCATCCTGATGCGGTTGTATTCAGCCCTAAAAAGCGCCAGTGGGGAACGCAGGATGATTTGACCTGCGCACAGTGGCTCTGGAAAAAAATCATCGCCCTGTACGAGCAGGCCGCCGAATGTGACGGCGAGGCGGTACGTCCGAAAGAACCGAACTGGACAGCCTGGGCAAATGAAATTCGCCTGATGTGTGTACAGGACGGTCGTACCCACAAACAAATCTGCGAGATGTACAACCGTGTCAGCCGCGACCCGTTCTGGTGCCGTAACGTGCTCAGCCCGTCGAAGCTGCGGGAAAAATGGGATGAACTTTCCCTGCGCTTATCGCCGTCCGTCAGCACGTACACAGAAAAACGCGAAGACCCGTACTTCAAAGCCAGTTACGACAATGTGGACTACAGCCAGATCCCGGCAGGATTCAGGGGGTGATCATGAGCCTTTTGAATGACGTTCAGAAATTCATTGAAGCCCATCCGGGGTGTACTTGCGGAGACATTGCGGATGCTTTTGCAGGTTACTCACGGCAGCGAGTTCTGCAGTCAGCAAGCAAGTTACGTCAGAGTGGGCGTGTGGCTCACCGTTGTGAAGAGGATACACGCAGACATTTCCCGCGCCAGGCTGAGATATCGCAGGAGCCGGAACCAGTTTGTGAAACCAGACCTGTGCGCAATTTCTATGTCGGCACTAACGACCCCCGGGTGATTTTGTGCCTGACCCGCCAGGCTGAAGAACTGGAGTCCAGGGGCTTATTCCGTCGAGCTGCAACGGTGTGGATGGAGGCATTCCGTGAAAGCCACTCCCAGCCAGAACGAAACAATTTTCTGGCGCGTCGTGAGCGGTGCTTACGGAAAAGCAGCAAGCGCGCTGCATCGGGTGAAGAGTGGTATCTGTCAGGGAATTACGTGGGGGCTTAATGACGACGTTAACTCAATGCCAGCAGCAGGTGCTGGATATGCTGATTTCTTACCAGAAAGAACGTGGCTTCCCGCCAACCAATCAGGAGGTGGCAACCATGCTGGGATACCGTTCAGTGAATGCAGCGGTGGAGCATCTTAGAGCACTGGAGAAAAAAGGCGTCATCACGATAAAGCGTGGCGTGGCCCGTGGTATCACTCTTCATACCGCGGTGAAGGACGACGACAGCGAGGCGGTCGGGATTATCCGCTCACTGCTTGCCGGTGAGGAAAACGCCAGGCTGCGTGCAGCCCACTGGTTACATGAGAGGGGCCTGAAAGTATGAAGCTAATACTGCCTTTTCCGCCCAGCGTGAACACGTACTGGCGACACCCCAACAAAGGGGCGTTTGCTGGTAAGAGCCTGATAAGCGCAGCGGGGCGCAAATTCCAGAGCGCGGCGTGTGCAGCAATAGTTGAGCAGTTACGTCGTCTGCCAAAACCAACGTCGGCACCTGCTTCAGTGGAGATCGTGTTGTTTCCTCCGGATAACCGGATCCGCGATCTGGACAACTATAACAAGGCGCTGTTTGACGCCCTGACCCACGCGGGTGTGTGGGAAGACGACAGTCAGGTGAAAAGAATGCTGGTGGAGTGGGGACCGGTTATCCCGAAAGGGAAGGTCGAGATCACTATCAGTAAGTACGAGAAAACGGCGGGTGCAGCCGCCTGATCAAGAGGAGAAACGAAGTATGAATAATCTGATGGTCATTGATGGTATTGAAGTTCGTCGTGATGCTTATGGGCGTTACAGCCTGAACGATCTGCATCGCGCAGCAGTAGCATCTGGTGCAAATGCCAGAACCAAGGAGCCGGGAAAGTTTCTTTCCAGCCAACAAACTGTTGAGCTTGTTCATGAATTGACCAACACCCAGAATTTGGGTGTTGACCCGGTGAGTGTGATTCATGGGGGAAATGAACGGGGAACTTATGTCTGCAAGGAACTGGTGTATGCCTATGCAATGTGGATCAGCCCGTCATTCCATCTGAAGGTGATCCGTACTTTCGACATGGTAACCAGCGCACCGGAAAAATTATCCGGACAGGCTGCTGACAAGATGCAGGCTGGTGTGATTCTGCTGGACTTTATGCGTCGGGAGTTAAACCTGTCTAACTCATCTGTGCTTGGTGCCTGTCAGAAACTCCAGGAGGCTGTTGGCTTACCGAATCTGGCACCGCGCTATGCCATTGATGCTCCTGCTGATGCACACGATGGCTCAAGTCGCCCGACACTGTCACTGAGTGCACTGCTGAAACAGTATGGTATCTGCCTGACAGCTAATCAGGCATATCACCAGATGGCGAAGCTGGGGATCGTTGAACAACGCGAACGATACAGTCGTACCGCGATTAACAACATCAAAAAATTCTGGTCGCTGACAGCGAAAGGCTGCATGTTCGGCAAGAACATCACCAGTCCCGCAAATCCGCGCGAGACGCAGCCGCATTTCTTCGAATCCCGATTCCCTGAGCTGTTAAAGCTGCTCGATACCGTTCATTGAGGTGACCGTGAGAGCACTACTGACCCCTGAAATTGCCCCACGTATGGGGATCGTATTGTTCAGACCAGGTTCAGAGCTGATGCCCCTGTTTATGCAGGGGCGTGTCCTGCTGGAGCCTGAGCCGGAACGTTATTCATCTTTTGCCAGTGGTGCCGTTCCGGCGGCATCACAAACGCTGGCGGATGATCCTGCCGTTCGGGCCGTGTTCCGCAATGAGACAGTGATCCGTCGTGCTGGTGGGGTGGAATGTCTTGAAAGCTGGTTACTTCGTGAAAAAGGCTGCCAGTGGCCTCATTCCGACTGGCACAGCGAGAACATGACCACAATGCGACACGCTCCGGGCGCAATCCGTCTGTGCTGGCACTGCGATAACCAGCTGCGCGATCAGTTCACGGAACGGCTGGAATCAATGGCAACGGATAACTGTGCCCGCTGGATGTTGTCTGTTGTGCGTCGGGATCTCGGTTTTGATGATAGTCACGTTGTGACAATGCCGGAACTGTGCTGGTGGCTGATTCGTAATGACTTGGCGGATGCCTTACCGGAAAGTGCAGCCCGTAAGGCACTGAGATTACCAAAGCCTGTTGTGCCGTCTGTCACCCGGGAAAGTGACCTTGTGCCTTCGGTTCCTGCCACCAGCATCATCCAGGATAAGGCAAAAAAGGTGCTGGCGCTGAAAGTGGATCCGGAGTCGCCGGAGTCTTTTATGTTACGCCCAAAACGTCGCCGCTGGGTTAATGAAAAGTACACGCGCTGGGTTAAGACACAGCCGTGTGCATGTTGTGGAAAGCCTGCTGATGATCCCCACCACCTGATAGGCCATGGTCAGGGTGGAATGGGTACAAAAGCGCATGACCTCTTTGTGTTGCCTTTGTGCAGAAAGCATCACGACGAGCTGCATGCGGATACCGTGGCATTTGAAGAGAAGTATGGTTCCCAGTTGGAGCTGATATTTCGTTTTATCGATCGTGCGCTGGCAATTGGCGTGCTGGCCTGATTTTTTCGGAGAAAGTTGATGCGTAATATACAGATGATCCTTGAACGTTGGGGGGCATGGGCAGCGAGTGATAGCTCAGGAGTTGACTATTCGTCTATAGCTGCTGGGTTTAAGGGGCTTCTTCCATATACCAGAAAGACACGTCTAGCTTGTTCAGATAGTGATGCATTAATTATTGAAGGTAGCCTTGCTCTTCTTAAGAAGAGAAAACCGTACGAACATTCTTTGATTGTGGCTCATTACCTGTATGGCATCTCGAAAAGAAAGATCGCAAAGGCACGTAATAAAGACGAAAAATTGATACGTATCGAGATACAGGTTGCTGAAGGTTTTATCGATGGCTGCCTAAGTATGCTGGATGTGAAACTTGAAATGGATGACTACTCTGAGTCTCCTGTAGCATGAAATAATGAAACGACCATATGTCTTACATAATATGGTTGATTTGTAGCTGGATGCAATGTTGTACTCATGAATCGCAAGGGATTATCCTCGTCGGTTGTAATTTTTGCATCAGCTACTTCCTGCTGAAGATGCTTTCGCCAGTCATCAAGTCTCTCGCCAGATTTCTTAATTTTACAGTAAATGATAATGCCACCATGGTTGTCACGCGCAGTGCCAGTGCCATATCGCTCGTTGAGCTGGTTCCATCCACCTAAGATGTACGCAGGACCTTTCCATAATTTAGCTTCGCCAATCCATGCAAATCGGCCGAGCTGATGTTTAACTAATATATCTATATGCCCTCCATGCTGAGTGTCATGTTCAGCGTCATAATTACGGCCTTTCAAAAAAGCAATAATAACTGATGTGAGCTCATCTTCACCCCACTGCTGTGTTTGATACATATGTTTTTGGGTTTCCAAAACATACATCGCGTCATCAAGGTCAACGTAAAGTTGCTTCACGAAATCGTCGTGACTTGCTGCAAATTTTCGCTTAAGAAAACCAGACAATTCAGGGTCAAATTGACTTAAGGTGTCTAATTGGGCAAGGTTGAAATTACATTCACTCATGTAATTCCTCCAAAGCCTCAGTAGGAGTGAAGTATGGGAACAAATAATGATTATAATTATCGACTAATTGACCACTGTAAGGATGATAAAACTTACCTGTATGAAGCGCATGAGACACGTCATCATCATCGACGGGAATAGGATCACTATCGTCAGACTCGATATACTGGAAATGCATATCTAGCAAGTGCATTCTGTTGCTCGAAAGATAGTCAGTTACTTTGATCAGTAAAACTTTGGCATCGTTATTTTGCACATCAAGCTTAGTACCATTAACCAAACTTACATATGTTATGTGTTTCAGTGACTTAGCTTCTTTGCTGGTTAAAAAATCAACCACAACACGACATAAATCTCCAACCGGCCCATGTAGGTCGTGGTTGATTTTCGAGTATATGTCGTGTTTAGTTAACATAATCAACTCTTTATGCAGCCTCGTCAGTGGCTCGCTTTCTCTGTATGCTTGATAGTGACTCTAACATCTTGTTGATTACAAACAAAATATGCTCAATTGAGGAGCAACGATCTATGATTGCATCATAAAGGTGACTGTTCGGTTTATCAATCATAGCCCGTTTACCTGGCAGTATTAATTCTACAGGGAAAACTTGAGAAGCTGAATCAGTCAGATCCCAAATTTTACCGAGTTTGTATTTCGTTAGTATGGGACTTGCCTCTTCGCCCCCATGATGGTAGCTGTCTGAGCGCAAGCAGCTTTCACCCGGACGGAGTTTTAATGAGCTGGTGTTTCCATCTGATGTAAGAAATGACATCTGCGAGATTCTACCATCTGTTTGCTCGTACATTTCTTGTACTAATCCAAAGAGGTCAATGGGCGCAGGTAAAGTCAAACCAGTAGTAGTTCTAATAAACTGATCAAGCAAAAATTGCTGTCGTTCCGACTCTGAACGAGGCATCACAGATAAATCAACAGTGAGCGCAAGTAAATGCAACTCGGGTAGAATCATTATTGTATTAAAGCACTGTGTAACTTCACGTGTTTTACATTTGATTTCACCACCATTGGAGCGAAGAGCTAGCCCAGCATCGCTTAAATGGGTCGCGTCGAGTTCAATAGTTTCTGTGTAGTATGCTTTCGACGTAAGAATCGTTGTTTCTAAAGAAACTTTGTTTACGACAGAAAATGTAGTTTCTAAAAAATGAAGATCTGTATCAGCTGCAAGCAACACATCTTTAGGCAAAGGATATGGATAGCTTTCGCAAAAAACGGATTCGTCTCTTTCTAGGGCATTTATATTCTCCCGTAGAGTTTGCACTTCTTCCGGTTCTAACTTATACAGCTTAACTAAACGGGTCCCACTCAATAGTAAATTTTGCCATACTTCACCTATATGAGTACTTACAGCTTCCTGATCTACATCTTCTGTTGCTTGGAGCCTCGCGATAAATGGGTCAAGGCCAACTGATGTGACACCAAGTGGTTCCCCCACAATTTTTTTTGTGAGCTTCCATCCAACACGTTCGGTGATATCTCTTAAAAGGTTGATCGTTTGCTCATTCATAAGAAACCCTTTTTTGTATTTTTTTGTACTTTTTGAAGGCAATTTAGATAGTCCTTAACATACTAAATTAACGAACATATTTCATTAGCACGGTCCGCAAAAAGTGATGTATCATGTTAAGAGTGGTTACTTCGCCACACAACTTAAACCCGCCGTCGAGCGGGTTTTGTCATTTCTAGGCCTTGGTATTCGTTGGGCTTGGTCTATCTGGTACTTATCCATTGGCTCGACTTCTTTTACGTTTCCGCTTCTGATTTGCGGTACATGATGTTCCCTCAATTTGCACCTCCTGTATTGCGAGGTGAGAGATAACTACAAATGCCTCATAACCCAAATACCTGGCTGGAGTTGGTCCAGAGCTGGTGGCGTGGAGACACACCGCTGGGCGCAGTGATTATGTCGATTGTTATGGCTGGG